GTGGTAATTGTCACGGAATGTATGCCAAGAGTTGTATTGACTTGGCGATCCTTTTGGCTCAATGTCAAGTCCAACATAAATTCTATTACATTTTCAACGAGTCACTTATCACACGTGCACGAAATTATCTGTGTGACGAGTTCATGAGAAGTAAAGACTCAGAAGGCAAACCCCTTGAGTGGTTGTTCTTCATTGACGCAGACATCCACTTTGATCCACGAGACGCCGCGGCTCTCCTTGCACTCGCAGGTGAACCAGACAAGGATGGAAACCCACGAAAAATCTTGTCGGCACCATACACCAAGAAAACTATTGCTTGGGAACAGGTTTACGCGGCGACTCAACTTGGAGTCGTAGAAGATGCTGAAGAAGGTGCAGAAATCCTGAAACGATTTACTGGTGACTTTGTTTTCAATCCATCTGTAGAAGATGGTGGAACTGAAGTCAAACTCAGTGAACCAGTTCCAGTCCTTGAGGCAGGTACAGGTTTTCTGATGATCCATCGTTCAGTGATGGAAGACTTCATGAAGAGTTATCCTGACTTCCATTATCGACCAGACCACAATAGGTCTGAACATTTCGATGGTAGTCGTTACATCCATGCATTCTTTGATACCATCATCGACAACGACAAGTGGTTAGGTGAAGGAAACTCACAGAATACAGACCGATACCTGTCAGAAGATTATCTGTTCTGTCAGTTGTCTAGAAAGATGGGATACAAGATTTGGTTCTGTCCTTGGATGCAACTCCGTCACATTGGTTCGTACATCTTTGAAGGTCACATGGGTGCTATTGCAGACATCCAAGGTAGACAGATGTACAAGAAACAACATGGAGTGAATCCATCCAGAAAGAATCCACAAACAGACGCCAGTGGTAAACCTCAATTCCCAGGCGCTCCACCGCCTCCCACAAAGAAAGGTTCTAAGAAAGGAGCCGAAGCAGTAGGTGAGGATCTGTTTCCTTTGACTCCAGTCCCAGAGTGGAAGAAGAAAGAGATGAAACAGAAATCAGAGGAGAAGAAGAACGAACCTGCAGTAGCTTCTGTTGGTCCTAAAGTCGTAAGTGGATGAAGTACAACGAAGAACAAACTGTAATGGAACTGCTTGATTACATCAAGTCCACGTATGGTCAACATTACGTGGACAACAAGCAGAACATTCAGATTCAAGACGTATTTGATAGCATTGACATTGCGGAAGATTTCGCTCGGGGTTGTGCTATCAAGTATCTTATCAGATTTGGTAAGAAAGAAGGTAAAAACCCCAAAGACCTCATGAAGGCAATGCACTACATTGTCCTTCTTTATCATTATGCTTTTAAAGGTGAAAATGAAACTGTCAGATCAGACGATATCTATACTCAAAAATTATAGTACCATCAACGAAAGTCTTCTGTTCACAGAAGGTAACCGATTGAGGACTATCGCAAAGAACAAGTCACTCTTGGCTTCTGCTAAGATTGAAGAGACAATCCCTGTCAAGTTCGCCATCTACAACCTCAACCAGTTCTTGAGTGCGATGACGATGTTTGGACAGGCCGACTTAGACTTCACAGAGAAGTCAGTCAAAATGACTTTCTCAGATGGAAGGTCAATCAACTACACTTGTGCTGACGAGTCCCTTGTCATCACTCCCCCAGATAAAGAGATAGCCGATTTTACTGGTGATGTCTCTTTCGTACTTACCAACGAATCCCTTGATTCGATCAAGAAGGCATCAGCAACTCTTGGTCTTCCAGAGGTAGTGTTCGTAGGTAAGCCAGGCACAAACTTTGTTGCAAGACTCATTGACTTGGGTAACCCATCTTCATCCTCAATGGAGATCGAACTTCCAGAAGTCAGTCAAGTTACTTGTGAAGTAGTCTACAAAGTTGAGGTGCTGAAACTGATGTCGAACTCCTACCAAGTTGATATTTCAAAACAGGGTATTGGTCGTTTTACTACAGGTGACCAATCCGTGACGTATCATATCACATCAGAAAAACAACATACTAAGTTTGAATAAGTTTGTATTATTCGGAGATAGTTACGTTGATCCTTTAAAAGTAAATGCGGGCGAGTGCTGGTCTGATCTTCTCGCCCGTGATGCTGAAGTCATCAACCACGGCAAGTCTGGAACAGGACCAGATTATTCAATAGACCTGCTGGAAGACTACATCGATAAGGATTTCAAAGGATACGAAGTTGTTATTTTTTTCATTGGTTTCCCATGCCGTTTCAACTTCGAAGGTATTCCACATCCAGGCCACGCAGTAGACGTTTCCAATATTCACTATTGGGGCTCAGGTCGACCACTTCATGGCAACCTACATTTTGATAGGTGGCATGAAGAGAATAAAGACCACATCGAATTCTACTACAAGAACTCTCCAATACAAAGAAATACTGAATTCCATCTTGGTTATCTTAGGAACCTATCAGACATTAGAGGTGTCCGTATGATAGCCGTTCTTCAGGAAAACCCATTTGTTCATCCAAAATACAGATGTGATAATCCAGAGGAATGGTCAGTTCCAATTCCTGAGAAGGTGTCAAACTTGTTGGATAGTAAACATTTTACAGTTTACCCTTACAACATAGCTTCAGTGTCACGCAAAGAGTTTCGGACAATGGAGAATGACACTACAGGGAGAAGAGATACCAGACAGAACCACTTGACAAATAAGAATCATGTGGTATTATATAAGAACATAATTTCGATACTTGAACACGAACCTACCAAGGAACACATACTCTTTAGGGAAGATTTCGATACTTGGTACAAACCACACACAGGATTTATTTACGATGAATAAAGACGATTTCCTATACGTTGAACGATACAGACCAAAGACGATTGATGAATGTATCCTTCCTCAAGAACTGAAAGAGACATTCAAGTCATTTGTCAAAGCTGGTCAGATGCCAAACCTACTTTTGTGTGGTGGTGCAGGTATTGGTAAGACAACCATTGCTCGGGCTTTGGCTAACGAACTGAACTACGATGTGATGTTTATCAACTGCTCAGAAGAGCGGGGTATTGATACCCTCAGAACAAAGATGATGGGCTTTTGCTCCACTGTGTCATTGACTGACGAGAGAAAGTGTCTGATTCTGGATGAGTCGGATTATCTTACTCCTGACGCTCAGGCGGCCCTACGTGCATTCATCGAACAGTTCGCCAATACCTGTTCCTTTGTGATGACCTGTAACTTCAAGAATCGACTTATTCCACCACTTCACTCACGAACTACAGTTATCGATTTTCGTGTAGGACCAGAGAACAAAGCAGATATGTTGATGGAGTTCACCCAGAGACTCATAGGTATCTGTCAGACTGAAAACATCAAGATAGAAGATCCGTCTATTCTCGCGACTATCGTAAACAAATACTTTCCAGACTTTCGCCGTGTCCTGAACGAGATACAAAGATATGCAATCGGTGGAGTCATCGACACAGGAATCATTGCCCAAGTCCAGTCACTAGATACAGTCGACTTGATTACTGGGATGAGAGAGAAGAACTTCAAACAAGTTCGAAAATGGGTAGCTGATAATTCTGACTCAGACATGGCTCAGTTATTCCGTAAACTTTATGACAATCTTTACCCAGAGATGGAGGGCGGGAGTGTCCCGCAACTGGTTCTTCACTTGGCGAAATATCAATACCAGTCAGCATTCGTCCCAGACCAAGAACTGAACCTTACTGCCTGTATGGTAGAAATTATGGCTGACTGTCAATTAAAATGAAGAAAACACAACTTGACGTTATAAACGAGATCAAAGTCGAGATCGATGAACAGATAGATAAAACTGTTCAGAGAATGTGTGATGGCATACTCGATGAGCCTAACAAAGATACAATGTATCAATCACTCGACTGGGTAGCAACTTTATTGTCTAGACGAAATGTTTTGTCTAGATACTTTCAACTTAACGATGTTTTGAGGAGAATAGGATACCGACCAGATCCCAAGGCAAAGGAAGGTGAAATAGACATTTACAAGCTTATAGAACAAACTAAAAATGAAATATCAACTTAGAGCTTATGAAGGAGACTATGCGACTGAAGTTGAGTTTGAAGCCGTAGAACTTCCTAGAGTTCTAACAAGACTGACAGACTTTTTACGATCAGTTGGTTTCACTTACGTCAATGGAATGTCTGTAGTATCCAAAGGCAATGATCCAAACCAAGACGAATGGAAATACCACAACGATGATATGGGAGAATATCCTTGAAAAAACTTAGTCCATTTACTTTCATTAAGAACCTCAGTGACAAGTCTGGGGGTCATCTTCTTAGTGACACACACGAGGGTGAACTGAACGAGAAATCATACTCTCCTTTCATCGTGAATAGGGGAATGTCAATGCATCGTGATCTCGCCCTCTGGGCTAATCAAATGAACATCAACAGTCATCTGGAGGACAGGCTACAATACGATTTCTTCTTTCATGGTATTCGTCAGCAGAAACGAAATGCTCCTTGGATCAAACGAGGAAAAGAAGAGTATTTGCCTGCCGTCCAGAGGTTTTTCCAATACTCCCC